GAGCAGTTGGCACCATCTCAGAGAACAGTAACAAGGTTGCTGTAATTTTGGAGCGTCACGAGAACAGACTCGACGAAGGTGACAAAGCAAACCAGGCAATCATCAAGATGATCAATGATCATCAGAAGTATGATGAGAAAATGTTTGAGCGTTTCACTGAGAGATTTAGTGAAATGGAAAAGAAGATTGATGATCTCTATAAGTTTAGATGGATTGCTGTGGGTCTAGGCATCGCTGCTGTGACGATCCTCAAAGCGCCTGACATCTTTGGAAATATGTTGACACCTGACGTTAAGACAAGTACAATGACAGGAGTTGAGATCGTCAGACCAGGATGAGTTACGTTGATGTCAAGTACGCTCGCCTGGTTGGTGGTCGTCTCGACTTGTTCAAAGAAAAAAAGTCAAATCTTTATAACTTTAGATGCCCCTATTGCGGTGACTCTCAGAAGCAGAAGTCCAAAGCAAGGGGTTATCTTTTCTCTATGAAGAATGACCTCATCTTCAAGTGTCATAACTGTGGAGTGGGGAGAACGCTGAGTAATTTTCTTAAGGATAATGCTCGCGACCTTCACGATCAGTATGTGATGGAAAGATATAGGGATGGAATGGTCGGTAAACGAACCAGAGTTCCAACACCAGACTTCAAAAAGTATCAGAGCAAACCAAAGTTTAATACTGGTACTAACCTCCCATCAATTTCCTCTCTAAATAATGGACATCCAGCAAGAGACTACCTTGAAAAACGTCAAATCCCTAGCGAAGCGTTTGATAGAATTTACTATACAGAAAAGTTCAAACGTTATATTAACTCTCAAAAGCAGACGTTTGAAAATCTACAGAACGACCAACCCAGGATCATAATTCCTCTCTGTGATTTTGACGGAAAGTGGTTTGGTGTACAGGGAAGAGCATTATCCCCACATTCCAAACTCAGGTACATTACTATTATTTTCGATGAAACTAAACCCAAACTCTTCGGTCTCGACCGACTGGACCGCGACAGTAGAACCTTCATTACAGAAGGTCCCTTCGATAGTCTCTTCCTTCGCAATGCGATTGCTATGTGTGGAAGTGATGTTCATCTTGGTAGTTGGGGGATTAGCAATCGTGTGTGGGTCTATGATAACGAACCACGAAACCCACAAATTGTTGAAAGAATCGCCAAGTCAATCGACAGCGGTGATCAAGTAGTCATCTTTCCAAAAGATGTCAATCAAAAAGATTTGAATGATATGTTCCTCGCTGGACACGACGTTCAATCTCTGGTAGAATCTAATGTCTATCAAGGTTTAGAAGCAAAACTCAAGTTTACTCAATGGAAGAAGGTATGAATGTTATTAAAAGGAACGGCACTACCGAACCTCTCGACCTCGATAAGATGCATCAGATGGTTGAGTTTGCCTGTGATGGACTCGCAGGTGTAAGTGAATCTCAAGTGGAAATGAATGCCAACCTGCAGTTTTTTGATGGCATTAAGTCTTCGGAAATTCAAGACATCTTGATCAAGTCTGCAAGTGATTTGATCAGTCTTGAAACTCCGAACTATCAGTATGTTGCAGCACGTCTTCTTCTGTTTAGTGTTCGTAAGCAAGTGTTTCCTGAATGGAATACCTCTGGGTATCTTCCACTAAAACAACACGTTGAGAATTGTGTAAACGTTGGCGTTTACGATGAGTCTATTCTCTCTAAATATTCTGATCAGGAGTGGCAAGTCCTGGACAGTTTCATTGATCACGATCGCTGTATGGGATTCACCTATGCAGGTCTTCGTCAGATCGTAGACAAGTATCTGGTACAGGATCGCAGCAGCGGGCGTCTATATGAGACACCGCAGTATATGTACATTATGGTTGCTGCCACACTGTTCCAAGACTATCCTAAGCAGACACGTCTCGATTATGTCCAGCGGTACTACGCAGCAACCTCCAAAGGAAAAATCAACTTGCCGACACCAGTTCTGGCAGGAGTCCGAACACCATTGCGCCAATTTGCATCTTGTGTTCTCGTTGATGTTGATGACACCCTCGATGGTATCTTTAGCTCTGATATGGCTATTGGTAAATACGTCGCACAAAGGGCTGGGATCGGTATTAACGCAGGCAGAATCCGTGGCATCAACAGCAAGATCAGAGGCGGAGAGGTACAACACACAGGTGTGGTCCCCTTCCTTAAAAAGTTTGAAGCAACTGTACGATGCTGCACACAAAACGGTATCCGAGGTGGTTCTGCTACAGTTCACTTTCCTATCTGGCACCAAGAGATAGAAGATATTATTGTTCTTAAGAACAATAAAGGTACCGAAGATAACCGAGTTCGGAAACTTGACTATTCCATTCAACTCTCTAAACTGTTCTACGAACGGTTCATTCGCAATGAGAACATCACCCTTTTCTCTCCTCACGACGTTCCTGGTCTATATGCTGCTTTTGGCACTCCTGAGTTTGATGGTCTATACACCAGATACGAGGAAGATCAATCCATTCCCCGTAAGACAATCGGTGCCCAGGAACTGATCCTCGATCTTCTGAAGGAACGTGCTGAGACTGGTCGTATTTACATTATGAATATCGACCACTGCAACTCCCACTCCTCCTTCAAGGACAAGGTTTATATGTCCAACCTGTGTCAGGAGATCACTCTCCCCACAGATCCTATCGACCACATCGATGATGAGGCAGGTGAGATTGCTCTGTGTATTCTGTCTGCCATCAACGTTGGTAAGATCCGTTCTCTTAATGAGATGGAAGAACTTTGTGATCTCGCTGTAAGGGGTCTGGAAGAACTGATCGATTATCAGGAGTATCCCGTCGCTGCAGCACGTCGTAGCACCCTTGCAAGGCGTTCTCTGGGCATTGGATACATTGGTTTGGCACACTACCTTGCTAAGATTGGTGCAAAGTATGATGATGCATATGCTCACACTGAAGTGCATAAACTATCTGAAGCATTCCAATTCAATCTTCTTAAAGCATCTAATCAACTTGCTATCGAGAAGGGTGCCTGCGCTGCATTTGATCGTACCAAATATGCCGATGGCATTCTCCCCATCGATACATATAAGAAGGAAGTTGATGAGATTGTAGCACCTGCATATTTTTATGATTGGGATTCTTTACGGGCGTCTATTCAGCAGTATGGTCTACGACACAGCACACTGTCCGCACAAATGCCTTCGGAGAGCAGTTCCGTTGTGTCAAATGCAACCAATGGAATCGAACCACCTCGCGACTACTTGTCCGTTAAGAAGTCGAAAAAGGGACCCTTGAAGCAAATCGTTCCTGGTTATCCTCATCTCAAGAACAAATACACTTTGTTGTGGGATATGCCTTCTAACGAAGGATATGTTAAAATTGTTGCAGTGATGCAAAAGTTCTTTGATCAGGCAATCAGCGGCAACTGGAGTTATAATCCAGAGAATTATGAAAATGGTGAGGTTCCATCCTCTGTGATGGCAGGTGATCTTCTGAATACTTACAAGTATGGTTGGAAGACTTCCTATTATCAAAACACTTATGATAATAAAAAGGATTCTGACGTGGAAGAAAACATCCGTCAGGTCATTGATATTGATAATCTTGTAAACGAACTCTTGGAGGCAGACGACGACTGTGACAGTTGCAAAGTTTAGAACAGGTGTAGAGCGTAAGCAGATTGAAGGTATGACCGTCTTCAATCAGAATGCTCACGATACCAAGAAACAACCAATGTTTTTCGGTCAACCTCTGGGAGTCCAGAGGTATGATGGGGCGAAGTATCCTGTGTTTGAGAAACTCACTACTCAGCAATTGGGATACTTCTGGAGACCTGAAGAGGTCTCCCTCCAGAAAGATCGAGCAGATTTTCAGACACTGACTGCTGCACAAAAACACATCTTTACATCCAATCTGCGCTATCAAATCCTCCTCGATTCTGTTCAAGGGCGGGGTCCTGGTATGGCTTTTATCCCATACTGTTCACTGCCCGAACTTGAGTCTGCTATGATTGCGTGGGAGTTTATGGAGATGATCCATAGCAAGTCCTACACATACATCATTAAGAATGTCTACTCTGATCCCAGTGAAGTGTTTGACACTATCCTGGATGATGAAAAGATTCTGAATCGTGCTAAGTCTGTGACTGAAGCGTATGATGATTTCATCAACACTGCTCATCAGTGGGACACTGGTAATATGTGGCAGTCTGATTGGAACGGATCTCCTTCAAAGACTTGGGAGCAGAAAGAACTGAAACGTAAACTGTATCGTGCAGTTGTTAATGTGAATATCCTTGAGGGTATTCGCTTCTATGTTTCGTTTGCTTGTTCCTTTGGTTTTGGTGAACTGAAAATGATGGAAGGATCCGCAAAGATCATTTCCTTGATTGCACGTGATGAGTCTCAGCATCTCGTGTTGACTCAGAACATTATCAATAAGTGGAATGCTGGTGATGATCCTGATATGATGGACATCATTAAAGAAGAAGAAGGTAACGTCATTGAGATGTTCCGTCGCACTGTTGATGAGGAGAAGGAGTGGGCAGAGTATCTGTTTACCAGTGGTTCTATGATTGGTTTGAATGCCAAACTTCTTGGACAATATGTTGAGTGGATTGCCAATCGTCGAATGAAGGCAATTGGTTTGAAACCCATCTATGATATTCCTGCCAAGAACAATCCACTTCCTTGGACTGAGCACTGGTTGAACTCTAAGGGTCAACAGAATGCTCCTCAGGAAACTGAGATCGAGTCTTATGTGGTGGGTGCTATTAAGCAGGATGTTCAGAAAGATACGTTTGCTGGTTTCCAACTCTGATTATGTTTATTGGTAATGTTCCTGAATCGGTCTCTGAACCGATCAAGGCAAGATTGTTGAACAGTCCATACTGGCCTTGGTATATGATTACTGAGACAACTGGATATGATCCTCGCTTCAATGACAGTATCCCTGATGAACTGTCTGGCGAGGATCCCCAGTTTCAACATACCGTGGTTAACAATCACGGTGAGATTACTTCTCAACACGCTTGGGACATCGTTGCAGAACCTCTCTGGAATTATGTCGCAGAGAATTTCTCTGAGCAACTTGGAGACTTCGATAAGTTTCGTCGTATCAAGATCAATCTTCTGACGAAGAAAGATTCTAAGCATATGTATCATACTCCACACGTGGATTATGATTTTCCACATATGACTCTCCTATACTATGTGAATGATTCTGATGGACCAACATATTTCTTCAATGAAAAATATGATGGTACTAGAAAGAAACTAACCATTCATTCCAAGATTGAACCTAGACAGGGTAGGTTCGTATTGTTCGATGGACACACTTTCCACGCGAGCAGCAATCCACAGTATCACGATTATCGATGCATAATCAACTTAAATTACATCTCAAATTCCTCCGAGAACTCAAGAAGGAACTTAGAAGAGATGATGGGATCTTAAATTTCCCTGACAAAAAACCAAATAAAAAGAAGAAAAAGCGTTCACGGGGTAACAAAAGTAGCGGTTGATACCATACTCTTGATAAATACTATGGGATAGTGTATACTATTCATACGTTCATCCCATTCGCTGTTTGCGAATAGCGAATAGGACGCAAGTAAGTCGCGGAACGGAGCGTTCATCCTATGTTATCACTCGCACTCATCTTTTTTAGTCACGTCCCAGTGGAGAATTATCTTCGCTGTGAAGACTATGAATGGTTGAAGGAGGGACTACAAGAGACAACTCTTTTCACTCCCTTTGAGAAGTCTAATATGCTCATCCACTGGATGAATCATACAGACCCTCATTGCTTTGATAGCAAGGACGCAAACGACTGAAGGAACGGGAGATTAACTTCACCCTAGTATTTCAGGTAACGACAATGAACACACTGCTGTTGATCAAGAATCAAATCGACAAAGCAAATGCTTTGCACGATGCTCAGATTTCTCACACCGCATATCGTGGTATTGAGTATAATGTCTGTGGTCACGAGCCTAAGGAAACTCACGGAACATTCTGTTATCGTGGGCATACCTATAACAAGTAAATTGTTAGACTTACAACACATTAAAGAGAGACCTTTGTTAAGGTCTCTTTTTTATTATCTAAATAGCTTTGCAATTGGGAGGAAACAATGAAGATCTTTTTAGATTGTTCTGATCCAGATTTGATTGCGTACGCGGTGGAAACTGGTCTTGTGGATGGTGTGACAACCAACCCAAGTCTTATGAAAAAGCGTGGTGAAAATCCAAGAGAAGTTTTGGAAAGAATTTCCGAACTATTTCCTTGGGATGCTTCTATTTCAGCAGAGGTTGTTGGGGATACTGCAGAAGAGATGTTAGAGATGGCAACTGACTACTACCAGATTGCTCCAAACATCACGATTAAATTACCCTGCAACCGCGAAGGTTTGATTGCTTGTGGAGACCTTTCAGCGGATGGTATACCAACAAACGTTACCTTGATCTTTAGTGCTGCTCAGGCAATTCTTGCTGCGAAAGCAGGTGCTACATATGTTTCACCTTTTGTTGGTCGTGTTTACGATCAATACTGGGATGGAATAGACTTAATCGAACAGATCAGGCAAATCTATGACAAGCACAATGTTGATACTGACATCCTTGCTGCCAGTATTAGGAATCCCCACGAGGTTCCCGCTTGCTTCCGAGTGGGTGCTGATGTGGTCACTATGCCGATAGATGTGTTTGGGAGACTCTTCCAGCACGTATTAACTGATAAAGGTCTGGAGCAATTTGATCGAGACTGGAACACACTTATGGAGAGTATTCATCAAGATGAGTAGAAGATGGAAAGTTCCTTACAAATACAATGGTGAGGAACGATATACTATTGTCGATACCAGATTCCCCTGGGAAGTCAAAGGTCTTGCCGAAAGACTTCTTAGGGTTGATGGTATTGTTCCAGTATTTGCTGAAGGATACCGTGACATTCAGGAGTTGAAAGATGGAGAAGAGTAGACTTAAAGAAATCTTACGAGATCTTAAGGTTATTGTTTCTGAACTAGAATCTGAGGTATACTCAGATGTCTCTAAATACACAGAGAAACCTAAGGAAAACTTTGGGTTCATCGTGTATGGAGATGATGATGACGGAGACCCCGACTAATGAACTTAAAGAATATCCAAATCCCTGGACCTATCGTGGCAGGGTGTTTGACGGGAGCGACATTGGGGATCACTATGGGTTTGTTTACCGTATTACCTGTAGCACCACCAACCGTTCGTACATCGGAAGAAAGTATTTCTGGCAAAAACGAAAGCCTAGATCTACAGATCAAACTAAAAAACGGAGACGAGTTACATCTGAAAGCAACTGGCGTAACTACTATGGATCTTGTCCAGAGCTTTCGGCAGATGTTAAGGAGTTTGGACGGGACGCTTTTACTAGAGAAATCCTCTCCCTCCACCTGACACCAGGTAAAACAAACTACGAAGAGACCCGCCAACTGTTCGTGAACAATGTCCTGACTGAAGCACTTGCGGATGGTACCCCTGCCTATTACAACAGTAATATCCTAGGTCGGTACTACCGCAAGGACTATTTTCCCCAAACCTCTTGACTTTCCCGTCCACTTGCATATATAATTAGCAAGAGTTCGGTAAGGCATCGATGGCAAACGATTGGGGACAAGATTTTCAAGAAGATCAGTCTTTCCTTTCATCTACACTTGAAATTATGATTGACAAACTACATCAGTATGCCTCAGAAAATGACATTCAAAATGCTGAACTTTATGCACAAAAAATTAGAGAAGTTTCTCTAGGCTAACTGCCTGGGTCAGTAGCTCAGTGGATAGAGCAACTGCCTTCTAAGCAGTCGGTCGTTGGTTCGACCCCAACCTGACCCGTTCCCCGCGAGGGGATTGTTAAGTCTAGAACGAGGTATTCTTATGCCTGTTAAGAAGTCAGATCTCTCCTATTTGAGAGATGTTGTCAACGGAGACGTTGCCCTGGATTCCGAAAATCCATCCCTTTTCTCCCGCCTATTTCGGTGGTATGAAACACACGGTGTGGACTTTTACGGTGATCCTGATGAGAATTACGCCATTCTCATTGATCACCTCGCTCTCGACATTGGTTTTGGGACAACCTAAAAGTCAACCTGGTGGAGCCAGTTTTTGAACTGACCCCTCTGACCCCCGTAAGGGGGTCTTTTTTTGTGTATAATATTTGGGAACCGATCAAATGCTATGCAGGTTATTCTAGAGCGATTTCCTTATCGCTATGTGCAATGTGGTCTCCTGGAGATCAATGGTAAACCAGACTACCGTATTCAGAAATGGAACGAGTGGACTAAGCGGTATAATGATATGTACCTCCTGGATAACCAGATGCAACTAGATACCTGCTTGGAGGACTTCGAGTACACTAAGTGGTTGGATCCTGATCGTGTTCCCTGCTACATCAAGGATGATGTTTCCCTGACATTGGTTTCTTGACAGACCTTTAGATTTCCTATATACTATTGTTGCAAATCGTTACAAAAACAATGACCGTTACCAAAAACGAATGGGGACAGGTGAATATGTTCGCCAAAGAACCCACAATGTATATGACCAAAGAAGATATGGAGCGTTATGGTTTTGAACCATATGCTGAGCGGGCAGAAAAGGCAAATGGTCGTTGGGCAATGCTCGGTATCGTTGCTGGTGCCATCTCATATGCTTTGACTGGCAATCTTTTCTTCGGCATTGCTTGACAATGACTGAAATTTTCTTTACAATTACTGCTGTCACTTTCTTTGTATTGCTGGCATACTCTGTAGAAAAACTTTCTGAAACTTATTGATGACTGCTTTCAACATTACTGTTCAACAACCTGATGGAACAGAAACCACCTTCCCCTGCAATGATGATCAGTACATTCTTGATGCCGCTGAAGAGGCAGGCGTTGATGTCAACTACTCGTGTCGTGCAGGTGCTTGCTCGTCTTGTGCGGGCAAACTCATCTCTGGTACCGTAGACCAGTCCGACCAGAGCTTCCTCGACGACGACCAGATCGAATCTGGTTTCGTTCTGACCTGCGTGGCTTACCCCACCAGTGATTGTGTTCTCCTTAGCGACCAAGAAGAAAACCTGTATTGATTATGAAACGTGTACCTGATGTAACCTTTCGCACTCGCGTAAAGGAATCTCTTCCCACTGGGGAATATGTTTGGCAGAATGTCAACACCGCAGAACTGTTTGCTGATAAGCGTGTGGTTCTGTTTAGTCTCCCTGGTGCATTCACCCCCACGTGCTCTACCTATCAACTTCCTGGGTATGAGGAGAACTATGAGCGTCTCCTTGAGGCAGGTGTTGATGATGTGTATTGCATCTCTGTCAATGATGCTTTTGTTATGAATGCTTGGGGTAAGTCTCTTGGCATTGAAAAAGTAAAACTCCTTCCTGATGGCAATGCCGACTTCACTCATTGTATTGGTCAGGCTGTGGAGAAAACTAATCTTGGGTTTGGTGTTCGCTCTTGGCGGTACGCTGCGGTTATTAACGACGGGGTAATCGAACAATTGTTTGAGGAACCTGGTAAAGTTGGTAATTGTTTTGACGATCCATATGAAGTCAGTGATCCTGAAACAGTTCTCAACTATTTGCAATCATATGCTAAAAAGAATGCTTAAACTTATGCTTGCTCGCTTGCGTTGGGGAAACCTTTCTGCAGAACAACGAGCAGAATTGGATACTATGGGTTTGAGAGAGACTTTATCTCGCCCATATCTTGCTCCCAAACTTCACAAACACTACTGAGGTCTACTATGAAATTTAACGATAAAGCAGAATTGCTCAATGGTCGTCTGGCGATGATCGGTTTCATCGCTGGTGTTGGTTCGTATTTCCTGACAGGACAGGTCATCCCTGGAGTCTGGTAGGTATATATACCCTATAGAGTTCCGTTACTTGTATGTTGGAAACTGCACTAATATGTTTTCTTGCGTTTCTTGGAGCATCGCTCCTCACCCAACCAGGTGACGAGGACACTAAATAACTGTCACACATCCCCTTGCGGACCTGCAGGGGGATGTTATTCTATAATATTCGGAGATTATTATGCTTCTCGAATGGATCTGCTTGACCTGCTCCTTTAACGAGCAGCAAGCATTGAAAACATTTCAGAAACAGGGAATCAAAGATCCGCTAGCACTGTCCGTTGTTATGGCAAGTGTTAAGCAAGAGTCAAAATTTATCCCCAACATTTGTGAAGGGGGTGCACGTGTCCAATACAATCAATGCCATCGCGGGGGGTATGGCATTATTCAATGGACAACCAAAGCACGATACGATGGTCTTGGTAAATTCTGTCGTAAGTATGAGTGTGATCCCAGTACCCTGTCTGGGCAACTTAGGTATCTGACAAATGAAAGTCAGTGGCGCAGTGTTCTTCCTGTACTTAAGTTGGAGAATAGGACTTTTTCAACGTATTACAACGCTACATATAGGTGGTTGGGCTGGGGCATTTCTGGTCCACGCAAGAGATATGCATACGACTACCTAAAGCGTCTGTCTAAAAATGAAAACGTCAATAACGCCAAACAAACTTCGGCAGGGTCCACAACATCGGTGGAAACTACAGATGGAAATCGAATCGAACAATTGGGTTTCTTTGACAAATTACTCTGGACTGTCGGAATCAAAGGCTAAGTTTTACGTTAACATTTGCAGTTTAGCTTCTAAGTATGTAAAATCCCACTATAACATTCGGATGGTACAAGATGAATGATTGGCGTTACAGCGATGAAGCAATGGATGCACGACAGAGGTTACTCACGTCGTGCATTTCCTATAATGGGGTATTGAATCCCAGGCATTATGAGTTTTGTGACTGGGTTATCAGCAACGGTGCTCATCAATCTTTAAGTATTGGTGATGATGGGTTGTACGATGACAGTCTCAACACTCTGTACCTAGAGTGGTACTACACTACCCAAATTGTTCCTGAGGAACCCAACTAATGTATGAAGATTTAGATTGTTTTGAAACCGCACTGAAACATTTTGGTACTCGTGTTGATGTTGTGATTGCTATGGAAATGGCAGACAAGATTGACTCTGAGACTGCATACCAACGCATCAAAACAGAACTGAAAGAGTTGAAACGGATTCGTAAGCAATGGAAGGTCAACAGCAGTTGTGACGAATCCTGATCTGTCCCACCCTCTTGACAAAGGTTCGGTTTTCCCTTAATATAAATACATCAACGGGTTACGAAACTTAACAAAGTTTCTCATCCCGAAGATCTCCTGCCGCTTGACCGAGACTAGGCAGGACTACCAATCCGTCTCTCATATCTCAGTCTGAGGGTGACTGAGAAATAAGTACCTCCACCATTTCCCTGATGGATCTACTTACTTGTTCAAAACAATGACTGCTACACTTTCACAACAACGCTCTACTAATTCCTGGGAACAGTTCTGCAACTGGGTCACCAGCACCGACAACCGCCTCTATGTGGGTTGGTTCGGCGTCCTGATGATTCCCTGCCTGCTTGCTGCTACCATCTGCTTCATCATTGCCTTCGTTGGTGCTCCCCCTGTGGACATCGACGGCATCCGTGAACCCGTCGCTGGTTCTCTGATGTATGGCAACAACATCATCTCTGGTGCTGTTGTTCCTTCTTCTAACGCTATTGGTCTCCACTTCTATCCCATCTGGGAAGCAGCATCTCTCGATGAGTGGCTGTATAACGGTGGTCCTTTCCAACTTGTTACCTTCCACTTCCTGATCGGCATCTATGCATATATGGGTCGCGAATGGGAACTCTCTTACCGTCTGGGGATGCGTCCTTGGATTTGTGTTGCTTACTCTGCTCCTGTTGCCGCTGCTTCTGCAGTGTTCCTTGTCTATCCTTTCGGTCAAGGTTCCTTCAGTGATGCAATGCCTCTCGGAATCTCGGGCACGTTCAACTATATGCTCGTCTTCCAAGCAGAACACAATATCCTTATGCATCCGTTCCATATGCTCGGTGTGGCTGGGGTATTTGGTGGCAGCCTCTTTAGTGCTATGCACGGAAGTCTGGTTACATCTTCTCTCGTTCGTGAAACGACTGAGAACGAATCCCAAAACTACGGTTACAAGTTCGGTCAAGAAGAAGAAACCTACAACATTGTAGCCGCTCACGGTTACTTCGGTCGCCTGATCTTCCAATACGCTTCCTTCAACAACTCCCGTTCGCTGCACTTCTTCCTCGCAGCGTGGCCTGTGGTTGGTATCTGGTTCGCTGCTCTTGGTGTGTCCACGATGGCATTCAACCTCAACGGTTTCAACTTCAACCAGTCTCTGCTGGACAATGAAGGTCGTGTGATCAACACTTGGGCAGACATCCTCAACCGTGCTAACCTCGGTTTTGAAGTGATGCACGAGCGCAACGCTCACAACTTCCCTCTGGACCTGGCAAGCGTTGAAGCAACTCCTGTTGCTCTGACTGCACCTTCCATCGGTTGATACTCGTATTCTTAATAAATGTCATTTATTGAGAATCCTGATATGCCTTACAAGTTGGTGGAGATTATCCACGATACTTTCCCCAACTTGTATCGCCCACCTAAAGACTGGAAACCTCCAGCAAACTACAAAAACAAAACAGACGAGCATAAATAATTGTGTATCGTCGGCGCAATGAGGGTCTGGCAAATACCAGCAACCCTCATTTTTTTCTTCTATTATGTCTGGTAACAACGCTTGGTTTGATCAGAACTGTGATCCTGATGAATCTCCACAACAGCAGGAAGTAGTTGCTTCTGGTGGTGGTGCAACAAACACGGCATCGGATGGTGTTACACCTACACAAAAAACCGTCAATCAGGTTTTGGAAAATCTGATCGGTCAATGTTATAGTGGGGATGTACCCAAACCTACAAAGAATTTTATTCCTCCAGATCTAGTTCAAGATCCTAATGAGTTCTTGATTAACTGGAGACCAATTTATGATGTCCTGGACGGTCTTGGTATTTCTCCTCCAGATACATCTTCTGTTTATGTTTCTTTCCCCAATCCAGAAGATCCTAATAGTGGTAAGGCGTGTACTGATAGAGAATCTAGTGGAACAATCGACTGCACTAGAGACAGAAATAAAGAATTTGAAGCGTGTATTAAAGATCATCTAGATTGTATTTTCAAACCCTATCTTGGTGGTGGGTGGAAACCACCGAAAGCAGATTGTAAATCATTTGTGCCTAAGAGGCAGTATGGTGTCAGTAATAAGGTTTGTATTGCTGATTGCGTTTCTCCACGTATACCAATCTATGAGCACATTCTTGGTGGAGCAACAGATACAAATGCACAATTCACTAGCAATAGTAATCTGAGTCTGAGTTCAGATGGTGTTGTTACTATTGAATTCTGGTGGGACGATAATCCCAGCACTGCTGGCGTTGCTGTTAATACGATTAGTGTTGCTGGATATACATTCACCAGAAATCAAGAGAAGGGACGTAAGGTAAAAACATTCAACCTCTCCGCTGGTAATTACAACATTACCTATAGTGGTCTTGCATCCAATGGTAGTCACTATGTGACTAATAAGTATGGTAATAATAAAAATATCAAATTTGAGGATAATGATGGTACAGATGAGAACGCTCGTCTGACTATCATCAGTTCTAGTGCTGCAAAGAATCACTTGTATAGTAAATCTGCAACTCCACCAGGAGGATATACTACTACTGGTATTCTTTTCTATGCAAATGAAACTGCAGAACCATTGAATTCAATTCCCATCTATGTTTCATACTCTGCATCCACAGTTGATACGATGCTGACAGCACGTCCTGATCTTGAGCAGGCAACTATGGATGCTGCTGGTATGGGTGCAAGAGACGAGGTTCTCTTCTATGCATATGATGAGAGTGATGAAATGTACTCCGAACTTTTGGAGAACGAACGAGCGGCACCTCTACACAGATATTACAGTCCAGAGTCTCAAGATCATATGTATACTCTGGAACCGATTGATTCGATCTTGGATCCAGATCTGAAGAACAATAGATATGTCTTGAAGACTAAAGCGGAGACATATCTAAACATTGATTATGAATGTCGCAAAGGTGGTGCTAGTTATGATAATACTCTTTTTTGGTATGTGACTGATGGTATTGATGGTGATCCTATTTACGGAAAGGTGATGCTCCCAAATGCTACGGATGCATCAGGTAAATTTGTCACAAAAATTCCCAAAGAAGTCATCAACCAATACATTCCTTGTTCTCTTGGATTTGGTATTGTTCCTGATGGGGATGGGGTTAATAGTGGAGTTGACGAGGGGGATGTTCTAACATTTACCAACACTGGAAATGGTTGGAGAACGAATCTTAGTTCTGCTCAAAGTAATCTCTCTTTCTTCTCTCAGAGAAGATTCAATAGAAACAACAAAGAATATACCAAGTGGCCAAATAGATCTTGGATGTATTGGGAAGATCTGATCAATGGCGATGATGATTATGATGACGTTAAGTTTTCATATCGTGTTCGTTATGGTGCTAGTGAATACTATTATGAGGGTATTCAGTGTTTCGTATTTGAGAACCCTGCTAACCCAGTCTATGCCGATCTAACACCCAAGGCGTGTGGTACGACAGCGATTACTGAACCGTTCACAAATGTGGAGGTTAGTAAGACCGAGTGTGGTAGTTTTGTTGAGGACGCTAGAGCGGGTGGAGGATCTGGATGTGGTAACTGTGTGGGATCTATTGCATATCAAAGCAACAGAGTTCAAACTACAGTTGCTCTTAGGGATCTTCAAGTCAGTCTTAGATCCCACGGTGGTATGACTGGTGGATACGGTGATTGCACCAGATTCTCATATAAAATCTCTGTCAATGGTAATCAGGTTTGGTATGACGATCCTCACGTCAGAGACTGGGGGAGAATCGGTTCACTCATTACGACATTCAATGTCAGCAAGGGAGATGAGATTACCTTTGAAGTTATAGACATTCTTCAGGGACATTATTCGGCACGAGTCTCACCAGCATTCTCTATGCGGGATGAGATAACGGAAGAGTTTATTGCTACTTGGACAGTTAACCTGTCAACACAAGCACAGAATTACAACTCACAGCAACCTGCTCAGTCTGCGGGAAGAACTACCGAAGCAACAGAACCGTGTGGTCTTGCTATCAGTGGTCAACTGTTTGCTATCTGTTCTGATGGATCCCAACAAAATTACACGAATGTTCTTAGTAACAAGTCTGTCCTTAGTAACACTATGACTCCCTCAACCAGTTGTGGGATACAAGTTATCCGAGGAAAGAAAGTGGTTGATATGAGTCCTGGTCAGACGGGTTACATCACTACTAAGATCGATGGTGGGATGACAGTTAAACTGAAGTACACCATTGTTGATCCATATGACTTGGAGATTTCCTGGCAATTGATTGAAGTCAAGGACTATGGACCTGGTGGATATGAAGTCAATGATCAACTTCGTATCTTCATCGGTGATTGGTCAACAGTCAAGCAGACTTACAACCGAAATCAATACAGTGAGGATAAGAGGAGAAACGAAAAGTATTACCTTGGATTCAAAGTTACTGCTATCAATGATGTGCAGTGCCCCGATCCTAGTAACAACCAAGGTAGAATTTCCGATATTCAGATCAATAACGAAGTTTATTCGTATAAGGTTCATCCCTATCTCGTCCCAACTACTGTTGTCAACAATAGATCTGTGACAAATAATGAGTACAAGATCAATGTTAATTCTCTTGTCCAGAGTTTGTTTCTCTATGACAATGGATATGCCACATCATTTGATGAATATTATTTGAGAGAACAGGCAGCAGGAAGACAGGTGATCTTCAAGCAGGATTATCTGGATGTACGTGGATTCCGATTCCGAGTGGCATTTAGAATTGAATACATTAAGTCTTGGAGTTCTGGTGATGCTTATGAGTACCCTGAATATGGATGGTTTGCTAATGTGTCTGTCGATACTGTGTCTAGTTGGGGTAAGAGATACTCTGAGTACGATGCTTTGACAATACAATGGCCACCTGCTAGAATCCAGAACACTGATGGTAATGAACCTTCTGCACCATATTATCCTAAGCAAACGAACTTGCCTAAGGATGTTCTGGTGAGGGATAGAACTACCAACAGGTTCAAGAGAAATGCACGATGGGCAATCTACCAAGAGTCTCACGACAAGAATAGTAATGTGTGGTATAGCAATCAATCATCGTTCAAACCTTCTCAGAACACTACACTTGATCTAATTATTTCGGACGTAGACTAATGGATTATTGGGATAGGAGACTGCTTAAGTCTCAACTGGAACTGGAGGGTGTCCGAAAAGCACTCAAGGATGCAGATGGTGACCGAGAAAAACTGCGGAAGAATCTTAAGAAAACCAAGAGATTTTACAAAAGCAGACTCGGAGAGGTTGCTCGACTCGATCATTCTCTATATAATGTGGGAGAACAAACACAGGAGGGTGCCAATGGCGACGAAGGACCAGAAACTACGGGGGATGTCCCTACTAATTGAGTCTCTGCATAAACCTGATAGTCGTCTGCGAAGTTGTGCTCACAATCAAGAGTGCTACCACGAACTGCTGATGTATCGTGATGAAATTATCCAGTATTGCCAGAACCGTTTGCGGGAGATTGAAGCAGAATGATCAATCTCCACGAACGTTATGGTCACTATTTGACTACTGGGAGAAAGCACGACAGGATTGATGAGCGAGTTATCGCCTATGGATGGACAGATAATGGCAAAGACCTAACAGGGTATTATGTATTAACTGAGAATCATCGTCTTCTATATTCCATCAAAGGCGAATATCAGGGAATGGAACCCCTGGTTTGTTCAATTTAGTCGCATTATCATAACTTATAATGGTAATAACCGTCACTAACCAGTGGCGGTTTTTTGTATAAATAACATTTCGTAATGACATTACGATTTGTTACAGCACTTCAGGGGTTGACGAATTCTAGACGAGTGGTGTACAATACTTAAGCGGTCGGGAGTCGAACCGACCCATCATCTGCGGGTAACCATTCCGCAAGTAAATTTAACGAGGTAATTTCTAATGATCAAATCCGCATTCGCAGCTCTGGCTGCTGCTCCCCTTTTCGCTGGCGCTGCCCTTGCAGGTCCTTATGTGAACGTCGAAGCGAACTCTGGTTTCACTGGCGCAAACTACACTGGCACCAACATCGATACCCATATCGGTTATGAGGGTGCTCTGGGTGAGTCCGCTGCTTGGTACGTCCAAGGCGGCGCTACTATCGTTGCTCCCGACGGTGGTACTTCTGACACCGTTCCTTCGGGTAAGGCAGGTCTGTCTGCTGGTCTGAACGAGAACCTGTCTGCTTATGGCGAAGTCTCTTTCGTTGGCAGCGGTGTTGCTGGTGTTGACCGTTCCTACGGCACCAAAGCAGGTCTGAAGTATTCCTTCTGATCTTCTAGAGTAGACTAGAATATATATTGGGCAGACTTAGGTCTGCCCTTTTTTGTCACTGGAGAATTATGGGTCCCAAAAACACAGTAATTTACACAAAGCAAAACTGCCCGTTCTGTACAAAAATCAAGCAACTTTATACTATGAAGGGGTGGTCTTATCAAGAAATGGTTCTTGATGTTAACTTCACGAGAGATCAGATTTATGAAGAGTTTGGTCGTGGTTGTACCTTCCCTCAAGTTATTGTTGATGGCAGGAGAACGGGTGGATGCAATGAAACCATTAACGAATTCCGACGTAATGGCTGGGTCTAAACTAAATAGTTGTGGTATCGTTAGGAGGTCAACACTTTTTGCATCCATTTAATACACGAGGAACCCCACGAT